CCAAGGACCAGACTGTCAAGTACCTGAACAAGGACTTCCAGGGGTTCAAGCGCGACCTCATGCAGTTCTCGCAGGCGCACCACTCGGGCGTCTTCCAGGACTACAACGAGTCATCTCCCGGTATGGCGATCCTGGAACTCCAGGCGTTCATCGGAGACATCCTTTCACTCTACCAGGACATGCAGTTCGAGGAAGTGAAGCAGGAGTCGGCCCAGCAGATCGAGAACGTCGTCTCGTTCGCCAAGTCCCTCGGCTACCGACCGCAGGGAAAGCGCGCCGGCCGCGGCAAGGAGACGTTCTTCGTCGAGGTACCGGCCACCACACAGGGCGGGCAGACGATCCCGGATGACGCATTCGCCCCAGTCCTCAGGGCAGGCGCGCAGGTCCAGGGTCCGAGCAACACCGTCTTCGAATCGCTCGATGACGTGAACTTCGCCGTCTCCACTCCGGACTACCCCCGGCTTGTCACCGGTTCGCAGTTCGACTCGACCACCGGTATGCCGACGCACTTCGCCATCCGGAAGGACATCGAGATCACCGCAGGTCAGACGGTCGTCGAGACGTTCCCGATCACCACCTTCCAGCAGTTCCTCCAGATCAAGCTCAGCAACCCGGACGTCATCGAGGTGCTCTCCGTTTACGACTCCGAGGGGAATCCTTGGACGGAGGTGGACTTCCTGGCCCAGGAGGCGGTGTTTGACGCCGATGTGAACTCTGACACGACCGACAACACGGACGTGCCCTACCTGCTCAAGCTTGTGACCGTCCCCCGCCGGTTCATCACGGACCGCGATCCGACGGATGCTTCCACCTCCCTGATCTTCGGTTCGGGAGACGGCGTCAACTTCGACGATGAGCTGATCCCGAACCTGGCCGACTACGCCCTGCCGCTGGCCGGTCGGCGGACATTCGCTTCCTACGCCATCGATCCGCAGAACTTCCTGAAGACCCAGACTCTGGGACTCAGCCCGTACAACACGACGCTCACTGTCTCTTATAGAGTAGGTGGTGGTCCCCAGACGAACGTGATCGCCGGCAGCATCAAGACTGTCACAAATGCTGAGCTGGACTTCTCAACCACTTCTCTGGACACGATCAAGAAGAGCGCGGTGATCCAGTCCCTGGAGTGCATCAACGTCCAGAAGACGGACGGCGGCGCTCCCGAAGAGACCATCGGTGAGGTCAAGGCGAACTCGGCAGCTTTCTTCGCGGCGCAGAATCGCGTCGTCACCCGGGAAGACTACATCGCCCGCATCCTGACCCTGCCCGCCAAGTTCGGCAAGCCGGACAAGGTGTACGTCCGCAGGGACAGCATCAACCCACTCGCCATCGACGTACACGTCCTGGCTCGAGACGCGAACAACCACCTCCAGCTGGCGACCGCCAACCTGAAGGCGAACATCGCCACCTACCTGACTCCGTACCGGATGATCACGGATGGGATCAACATCCTGGACGCCAAGATCATCAACCTCCGGGTGAAGTTCGGCGTCGTCATCTCCCCGAAGGTGAACCGGACGGAAGTCCTGGCCAAGTGCCTCGCGGTGGTGCAGGACTACTTCGACATCGACACCCAGCAGATCGGACACCCCATCGTGGTCTCCGAGCTCTCGTCGTTCCTCCAGGCGGTGCAGGGAGTCATCTCGGTGTACGAGCTGACCTTCACCAACGTGATCGGAAACGCCCCGCTGCCGGGAAGCCAGATCACCCTGCCCTACTCCACCACGAGATTCGACGTCTCACACCAGCGTCAGAATGAGATCATCTACTGCCCGCAGGATTCGATCTTTGAGATCAAGTATCCGATGCTGGACATCCAGGGAGTGTCGCAGTAATGATCTACAGAATCTTTCCATCGAAGGACACGTGGATCACTGACCTGATCCGCCAGTTCCCGACGATCCCCGTCACCGGCTCCAACTTCGGAGCCAGTGAGATCCTCGACCTCTTCAAGAAGGCTGGCATCTCCGGCGCCTTGGGCTGGAACGGAAGCTCGAGCCTCGGGCGCGTCCTGATGCAGTTCGATCTGGGCGGCTACCAGGACATGACCGCTTCCCTGCAGGCGCCTCCGAAGCCGATGTGGCGCCTGGTCCTGAAGGACGCCCGTCACGCCGAGACCCTGCCTTCCAGCTACGACATCGAGATCCTCTCACTCACGACCGCGTGGGACGAGGGTCCGGGATTCGACGAGGAGACCTTCGTCGACCAGGGTGAAGCGAACTGGGTGAAGGCCAAGAAGACCACCTACTGGACTACCCCCGGTGGCGACGTGAACACGGGCCTGATTTCGGTATTCCACATCGATCAGGGCCCGGAGAACATCGACGCCGATGTTCATGACCAGCTCGAGCGGTGGTTGGCCGGAACGTTGGCCAACAACGGCTTCATGCTCCGGGTCTCCTCTTCCCAGGAAGCAGACAACCTCGACTACTTCATCAAGAAGTTCCACGGCCGGTCCACCAACTTCCTGGACCGCCGACCGTACCTGGAAGCGCGCTGGGACGACTCTGTCAGGGACGACCGTTCGAACTTCGTGTTCGACAACTCTGGCACGCTGTACCTCTACAACGAGGTACGTGGCCAGCCGGTCAACATCCCGGGGATCACGTCCGGACAGAACTGCCTGACAGTTCGCATCGAGGACCTGAGCGGTTCGCTGATGGTTGCTTCTGGTAGCTGGACGGGGCAGCCGGGAATCTACAGTTGCAGCCTTCTCCTGCCGACCGGCTCCTACTCGGGCTCCCTGTTCTCGGACATCTGGTTCCTCGGCACGAAGGCATACATGACAGGAAACTTCGTCCCGACGGACAGCTTCAGTCAGCCTTCGCTCTCGACAGGTCGGTACGAAGTGGAGATGCCGAACCTCAAGAACGAATACACGGTCGACGAGAACCCGGAGCTGAGGGTCTTCGTTCGTCCGACAGACTACAACCCGCCCGTGTTCAACACGGGATCTGTCTCTCCCGTAGGGACCGTCATCAACCGGGGCTACTACCGGATCGACAACGACCGGACGAAGGAACAGGTCGTGCCCTTCGGGACGGGATCCTACCAGGGCGGGACCGACTGGACCAGACTCAGCTACGACGGAAACGGGAACTACTTCGACTTCTTCATGAGTTCCCTCGCACCGGGGCAGGTCTATCGCGTTGTCTTCCTATTTGATCAAGACGGTCGGAAGCAGATCATCGACCGCGGGTTCAAGTTCAGGATAACGTGAGGACAATGCAAGCTCTAGAAATGGAAGACCAAGAAGAAAAGGCACCGGAATTTCGATTCTCTACTCGAAAGCAGTACGAGAAGGAACTGGTGCGACTGGCACAAGACGGCGATGACGAGGCATACGAGTCACTGGCGGAAGAGTACGTCCGCTTCTGCGACACAGAGATGAATGGCTAGCAAGCTCTTCTCACTTTTCGATGACCAGATGAAGAAGCCCGGCGAGGTCGTCGCCGGGAATCCGCAGAGCCTTGCGACCATCTCGGTCAAGCCCGAAGAGCAGAACTACATCATCGGGAAGCTCCGCCAGTTTCAGGTGGCGGAGTCTAAGATCGACTACTCCGACTTCAAGAACTTCGTGTTCTTCAACTCGGCCCTGGACTACTTCAACCTCACCGCTGAGAAGATCCTGAACGAGTACCCGTTCGACGGGAGCATCGACGTCGTCGACACGTTCACATTCGACCTGGATCCCTACCAGCGGTACGTGGCCAGCATCTGGCCGAAGAACACGGGGCACCTCCGGTTCAACTCGGCGATCTCCTCGTCGTTCATCTCCGTGATCGACCTCGGTCAGATCTACGGTGACACGAAGGCCGGGACCACCCAGCAGGCCGGCATCCTGAGCCCGGGCACCGGCTCACTGGCGTTGGAGTTCTGGTGCAATCTCTCTGGTTCGTCGGCCAACTCGGCCGCGATGGTCGTCCTCCAGAAGGTCAGCTCCTCCGGTGACGGGTACACCGTCTACGCCTCGGGCAGCAGCATGATCTTCCGGATGGTCTCGGGGTCCGTGACCACGGAGGTCTCGGCCCCGTTCCTCACCGGCCTGACGACCTACTACGCTTTCGTCTATGATCGGACCAACACCCTGGTTCCGGTCATGACGGCCTACACCGGATCGGCCGGAGTCTTTCCGGTCGCCGTGGCTTCCGCCTCCAGTCTCATCGGAGGCCCCCTGAACATCGCCAACGCCCAGGCCTATATTGGCAGTGGTACGTTGTCCGGGAAGGTGACGGCGCTCATCTCCGGTGCCCTCGATGAGGTGAGGGTGTGGCGGACTCCTCTGCAGTTGGCGGACCTGTCCGGAACCTACAACGTCCAGGCCCACGCGCAGAACAACCTGATGGGTTGCTGGCACTTCAACGAGTCGGGGTCCATCACCCCGGACGACGGAAGCAACCCTCTGGTGCTCGACTACTCGGGCCACCGGATCAACGGGCGCATCATGAACTACTACGGTGGGCTCCGTGGATCCGGCTCCCTGATCCCGTATGCCCAGCCCAGCCTCATGCTCTCGGCCTTCTTCAATTCTCCCGAGATCCAGACGCTCATCAGCACCCAGCAGGCCTCAGGCAGCGAGTACGACCGGGTCAGCGACAACATCATCACCCGGCTCGTCCCAGAGAACTTCCTGAACCTGGAGAACATCGCCGACACCACGGTGCTCCAGAACTTCCTCTACATCCTGGCCCGCAACTTCGACCAGATCAAGGTGAAGATCGACCAGTTCACGAAGGTCCTGCGGCAGAACTACACCCAGTTCAACCAGACACCCGATGCCCTGTTGGCCGACATCGCCAGGTTCTTCGGTTGGGAGTTCACCGGGAACTTCCTCAGCGCCGACGCATTCCAGTACCTCCTTGGCAAGAACGTCCTGGCGAACCAGGACGCGAACAAGGAGCTGGACGTCAAGCTATATCAGATCAAGAACGAGTTCTGGAAGCGTACCCTCATCAACCTGATGTACCTCTACAAGAGCAAGGGTACGCGGGAGAGCGTCGAGTCCTTCTTCCGCATCTACGGCGTGAACAAGAACTTCGTCCGCCTGAAGGAGTACGGCTACAAGCCGAACGTCGGCATCCAGACCAGCCGCATCCATGCCGACAAGAGCGTGTATGCCCTGATGTTCTCGGGGAGCCATGGGACCGGTTCGCTCACGGGATCGGTGACTTCTGCCCCGTTCACGGGTTCGGCCATGAGTGCCGAGGTTCGGTTCTCGTTTCCGCTGGAGAGCAGCACCGAGCTGACCCCGCTGATCTCGACCGGCTCGCTCTTCGCCCTGTATTCCACCGCCCTCTCTTCGAGCGGAGGCATCCTCGTCCCGACGGGATCCCAGCAGCTGGCATACCAGGTCTACTGGACGACTCCCTTCGTGGGAAGCACGACCGGCACGCTGTTCCTGACGGGCAGCGAAGGTCTGCTCAGCATGTCGAACATCCCGATCTTCGACGAGAAGTGGTACAACGTCTCGATCCACCGGAACTCTCCCTCGGGAACCCTGAACTTCCGGCTCCACCGGCTGAACTACGATGAGGTCGACGTAAACCTCTCGGCCACCCTCTCGGCCCCAGAGTCTACGAGCAGCTCCCTCTGGCAGCTCGTCCTCGGAGCCACCAACGGTCTCAAGGCGCAGGGGTGGATGCAGGAAGCCCGTGTCTGGAACAAGGACCTGACGAGGACGGAGATCTTCGACCACACCCTGAACTTCCAAAGCTACGGTGTCGACTACCCTAGTGATATGGGATCCTTGGCCCTCCACTGGAGGCTCAACGACAACGTGAGCGCCTCGGCCGGAGGGACCATCTCGGCCGCTAACGCGTTCCAGGACATCTCTCAGAACAGGATCACGGGTTCGGCGGCGGGCTTCTCTCCCCTCCGTGCCCCGTACGAGAAGTTCCTCTTGGATTACAACTACATCGCCTCCCCCGACTTCAGCTGGAACGAGGACAAGATCCGCATCCTGAACTCCTCGGAAGTGAAGCCGACCGACGTGACCTACGACAACCAGGCGCTGGCCCTCGAGTTCAACATGATCGACGCCCTGAACGAGGACATCTCCCAGGCGATCTCGACCATGGACAACTTCAACAATGCCATCGGCTTGCCGGCCAACCGATACCGTGCGACCTACGCGGACATCGAGGTCATCCGGAGGCAGTACTTCAAGCGGCTCCAGGGCCGACTGAACTTCCGGGTCTTCTCGGACATGTTGGAGTTCTTCGACCGAAGCTTCATCACCATGATCCAGAGGCTCTTGCCGGCCCGTACGGTCTTCCTCGGAGACGAGTTCGTGGTGGAGAGCCACATGCTGGAGAGGCCGAAGCTCCAGTGGAACTACAGACGCCAGACCGTGCCCTTCATCCCGGAAGGCGTGATCACAGTCTACGTGCGCACCTAGTTATAAGACGGAGAATCTAGAAGATGAGCAACTGGGTCTACGACGGAACAACCAACTCG